GCCGGCGCGTGGCCTTGGTGGAAAGAGCATTTTCCGGAGTGCGAACGCTGGCCGGTGTCGCAGGCGAAAGATCCAGGGGATGCGTTCAAGGCGGGGGTGGATGTGAGGGAGTGGGTGAGGGCGGGGTTGCCGGCGGTTTTCGGAATTTAACCACGGAACACACGGAATACACGGAAAGCAGAAAAAAATATGGTTATCAAAAAAGAGAACGATTTACTTCCATGCCCATTATGCGGTTCGAAAGATGTTGGGGAATGGGGCATTATTAAAACATCTTATTCTAACAGAATTTCCGGCCCAAAAGAATTTGTTGTCGGTTGTAGCCAATGCGGATGTCGAGTTGGAACTGTCGGCGGGAAGCAAGAAGCGCATGATAGATGGAATAAAAGAATTAAATAGGGATCGAAAAAATTGGATCAAAAAGAAAGGGGGAATAAAAATGTTTGCGGATGCGAATACAGTTCAAGGGAGAAATTATAAACTTATTAATTTGGATACCGGAGAAGAGATCAAGTTTGCGAGATGGGCGAACGATGAGAAGGGGGTATATGGACAATATCGACTTAATGCGGAGGGTGAGATTGGTATTTTTCCAGATGGTCTAGGCCAATCTATCCCTATCATCGAAGAGAAGAAAGGGAATATTAAATTAGTTTGGTGCGGAGAAGGGGAAGAACCGCCGCGGGAAGAAATTTAAGATTTGATATTAGAGATTTCAGATTGATTAATTTTTTCGTGCTGTTTGAAATTGGGCACACACGGAAAACCCGGAAAGGAGAGAGATGAATATGTTGATTAATATAAAATGTGAGATTTGTAATGAGGTGTGGGTTATAGATAGCTATGGTAATGCTACTTGCCCGAAGTGCGGCCAGAAATATATTTATGATAATGATTGCTATAGGATCGAATTAACTGAAGAGCAGCGATGTATTTTAAGAAACAACAAAAAGCCAGGCTGAAATAAATGGATCAAGAGTTTAAAAATCTAAGAGAAGTAGTTACGTTTTTGAAGGGTCAGGGCTGGGATGTGGCGCAGAGTTCGATCTATAACCATGCTCAAAAGAAATTGATCGCTAAGAATCGGAAAGGGGTTTACACGGAGCGGGCGGTGCGGCAATATGCGCGGGATTATTTGAAGTTGAAAACGAGCGAGATGTCGGAGAAGAAATCGGGGTTGTTCGACAAAAAAACCGCGATCGATATCATCCTGAAATCGGAATTGGCCAAAACGGCCAAGCATAAGCGCGAGGTGCGCGAGGGCCGGTATGTTTTGCGGGCGGAGGCGGAACTGGAGTTTATCGGGCGGTGGGCCATGCTGGAATCGCAATTGAAGGCCAAGATGCAGCTCATGGCGGCGGACGTGATTGTGCTGGTGGGCGGGGACGAGAAGAAGATCGAGGATTTTATAAATTTTATGATCAAGCAGGTGGATGAGGTTATGAACGGTTGCGCGAGCATGGAGGAGTTTGAGTTGTTTTTGGAGAAGACGGAAGATTAAGAATGTATCGCGCAAAGACGCAGAGACGCAAAGAAAAAATAATTATAATTTTAAAAAACTTGGCGACTTTGCGACTTGGCGCGAAAATAAGGTTTTGAGATGACCATTGCGCTTCAAAAAGAGAATAATCGCTATAAAGTCACGATCCGGGGCAATCCGGATTGGATGCCGGAGAAGTATAGGCGGAGGGCGGAATCTATTTCGCACGTGTGCCGGATCACGAAGGGGGAGCGCAAGGTTTTTCAGAAGCGGGAGCGGCCCAAGCCGAGCGAGTGGGTGGAGCAAAATAGGGTATTGTCGGTGGGGCCGTTTGCCGGCACCAAATTTAAAAATACGACTACGCCTTATTTGAAAGACATGATGGACGCGGCTTTTTTTCCTTCGGTGCGCGAGATTTATATCTGTTCGGCGCCGCAAACCGCGAAAACGACGTTTATCGACAACTGCATCGGGTATGCGATCGATCATTATGCGGGGCCAGTGTTATACGTTTATCCGGACGAGACCACGAGCAAGGAAAATTGCAAAGACCGGATTTTGCCTATGATCACGTCGAGTCCGCGCTTGCGGGGTTATTTGACCGGCATGGATGCCGACGAGAGCGCGACGCGCATTAATTTGCAGCACATGCAGATCTATATGGCCTGGGCGACGTCGGCCACGAAGTTGAGCAATAAGACAATCAAGCTTTTAGTGGGGGATGAGATCGACAAATATCCGGAGACGCCTAATAAACGCGAGGGCGGGACCATCGAGTTCATGCGCGCGCGCGTGACCTGGTATAAATACGATCACAAGATTTTTTTAAGCAGTACGCCGACCGAAGAATCCGGGCCGATCTGGCAATGCCTCACCAAGGAAGCGGAAGTGGTTTTCGATTTTCACGTGATCTGCCCGGATTGCGGAGCGTCGCAAAAAATGGTTTTCGATCAGATCAAATGGCCGGAAGGAGAACGGGATGCGATAAGGGTCAAGGTTAAAAAGTTGGCGTGGTATGAATGCGCGCATTGCAAGAGCAAGTGGAGCGATATCAAGCGGGATTTTGCGGTGAGGATGGGAAAGTGGCGATCGCGGACGCGACCGCCGATTTCAGATTTAAAATTACAGATTTCAGATTCAGAAGAAGAAAAAGCAAAAATTCAAGATCCGGAACAGGAAAATTTGGATATGTTCGAGTATTTGGAGAAGTACAAGCCGCACAATATCGGGTTTCATCTGCCTGCATGGCTTTCGTGGTTGATTTCGCTTTCGGCGGTCGCGGCGGCGTTTTTGAAGGGCTTGAGCGACAAGAACGAACTTAAAAATTTTATGAACAAGCAAAAGGCGGAACCATGGAAGACCTACACCCGGGAGCATAAGGAAGACAAGATCAAGGCGCTGCGCGACGAGCGGCCCATGGGGATCGTGCCGGGCGGCGGGGTGGTGGCGTGCCTGACGGCGACGGTGGATACCCAGGATTTGGGGTTCTGGTTCGAGATCCGGGCCTGGGGTTGGGGCCTAACCCAGGAGAGTTGGCAAGTGCGTTTCGGGTGGGTGGACACGTTTGAGGCGGTGGAGCGGATTTTGTTCGACGATGAATATTTTGACCTGGACAAAAAGAAGTACGTGGTGGCTTTCGCGGTCCAGGACGCCATGGGGCATAGGACGGCGGAAGTTTACGATTTCGCGCGCAAGAACATGGGGCGGTTGCTGGCCTACCAGGGCCGGGAGCGGCAGACGCAACCGCATCGCTATACCAATATCGAGTTCTACCCCAACACCAACAAACCGATCCCGGGCGGGGTGAAACTACTGCAGGCCAATGCGAATTATTATAAAAATATCCTTTCGAGCAAGCTGGATATCCTGCCGGGGGACCCGGGGGCCTGGCATTTGAACGCGGAGGCGAACGACGAATGGGTAAAAGAAATGTGCGCGGAGCATATCAACGACGAGACCGGGTTGTGGGAGTGTCCGGAGAACGTGAAAAACCACGCCTGGGACGTGAGTTATATGCAAATGGTGGCGGCGGATGTGCTGGGGGTGAAGTTTTGGAAGAAAGAGAAGCTCGCGCCAAGCCGCCAAGACGCCAAGCAAGAAGAGAAAAAGGATGAAGGGAAGAGGTGGTGAAAGAGAGGGTCCGAGGGTTCAAGGGGTCGAGGGGTCAAGTGATTTAAAAAATGGAGGAAATTAGAATGAGCACGAATAAGACACAGGACGAGGTGATGAATTTTAGGATCGCAGTATAAAAATTTGAAGATCATAAAAGACATTTAAAGCATTTGAAGTTTCTTGATGCATGTGTCTACCCTGATGAAGACGTCGGAAAGCGAGAAATCGGCGGAAGAAAAGAAACAAAAAGCGTTAAATATAAAATTTCAGGAGAAATTTTATTGAGTGATGATTTTGAAAATTCGTTTTCGATCGGGCAGGTGGCGCGGATCTGCGCGGTGGATAGACGCACGGTGCGTAAGTGGCTGGCGGTTGACGATACGCGCGGGGCGGCGATTCCGCGGTCGGGGTGGTATCGGTTGCCGAATGGGCAGGTTAGGATTAAGAGATCGTCGATTTCACGGCTGCAAAAGGGTGATTGATAAAAAATTAAAATTTGAGTATATTTTCAAAAAAATGAGGGGGGTTCTATTATGGAAGATAAAATTTATAAAATT